AATTTTGAACAAAGAAGAGCTGTAATTTATACATTAAACTTTACTGCTAAAACTTATCTATTTGGTCCTGCTTCTACACAAAAAGTTATTCTTAAAACACAATCAGATGTACATGGTACAAATGATATAACTACTAACGTGATTGATGAAAGAATTACAATAGTACCAAATCCAACAGATGCAAAAGCTGATGATGATTTTGGATTTACAACAACTATAGAAGGCCCAATCAATAAGTAATTATATAATAAATAGTATTATGACTAAACTTGATGATAAAGTAAATGAAATTTTAGGTATTGAATCTACAGAAAAACCTACATTAGAATCTATTGTTAAGATAGATAATCCTCCTGTACCTAGAGTAGAAGATAAAAATAAACCTGATATAGATAATGATTACAATTATAGTAGAGAGAGTTATTATAATCTAATAGAAAAAGGTCAAGAAGCAATTGAAGGCATATTAGAGATTGCAAAAGAAGGCCAACATCCAAGAGCATACGAAGTTGCAGGACAGTTAATAACAAATGTGGCCAACACAGTAGATAAACTACAAGATTTACAAAAGAAATTAAAAGAATTAAAAGCTGCAACAAAATCGGCATCACCGCAAATTAAAAATGCTTTGTTTGTAGGTTCTACTGCTGAATTGCAAAAAATGTTAAAGACTAAAAAAGAAGAAGAACCGGAAAGTAAATAATGTCAGACGTTTACCTCGGAAATCCCAATTTGAAGAAAGTAAATGTGCCTGTAGAGTTTACACAGGAACAAATATTAGAATTTGATAAATGTTCTAAAGACCCTTTATATTTTATTCAAAACTATGTAAAAATTGTTTCTTTAGACGAAGGATTAATTCCTTTCAAAATGTATGGTTTTCAAAAAGAAATTGTTGGTACAATTCATAATAACCGTTTTACTATATGTAAACTACCTAGGCAAAGTGGAAAATCAACCACAATTGTTTCTTATTTGTTACATTATGCTTTATTTAATCCAAACACAAACATAGCAATATTAGCAAATAAATCATCTACTGCTAGAGATATATTAAGCAGACTTCAGTTAGCATATGAAAATATACCAAAGTTTTTACAACAAGGTGTATTAAATTGGAATAAAGGTAACATAGAATTAGAAAACGGCAGTAAAGTGGTTGCAGCAGCCACATCTTCAAGTGCTATTCGAGGAGGAAGTTATAACATAATTTTCCTTGACGAGTTTGCTTTCGTTCCAGCTGCTATTGCTGAACAATTTTTTAGTTCAGTGTTTCCTACAATTTCATCTGGTAAAAATACTAAAATGGTAATAGTTTCAACTCCACACGGAATGAATCAATTTTATAAGTTATGGACTGATGCTGTAAATAAACAAAACGATTACGTACCTATTGAAGTACATTGGTCAGAAGTTCCAGGTCGAGATGAAAAATGGAAAGAAAATACAATAAGAAATACCAGCCAAGAACAATTCAATCAGGAGTTTGAGTGTGAATTTTTAGGTTCTATTGATACTCTTATATCATCTACTAAAATAAAAACTATACCTTATTTAAGTCCTTTACAATCGCAAGGTGGTTTAGATGTATTTGAAAGGCCTGATAAAAATAAGATTTATGTTTGTACGGTTGACGTAGCAAGAGGTATGGGAAAAGACTATTCTGCTTTCATAGTATTTGATGTTTCTCAAATGCCTTATAGAGTTGTGGCCAAATATCGTAACAATGAAATTAAACCTATGGTGTTTCCAAACATTATACAACAAACATGTAAAGGTTATAACAACGCACACATTCTAGTTGAGGTAAATGATTTGGGTGGCCAGATATCAGACGCATTACAATATGATTTAGAGTATGACAATCTATTAATGACAACTCAAAGAGGTCGTGCAGGTCAAGTATTGGGTTCTGGTTTTAGTGGAAGAGGAAGTCAATTAGGTATTCGTATGACTAAACAAATTAAAAAAGTTGGTTGTTCTAATTTAAAAACAATAGTAGAATCTGATAAGATTATTATTAATGATTTTAATATTATAGAAGAAATGTCCACCTTTTCACGTCAAAATAATTCATGGAAAGCAGAAGAAGGATGTAATGACGATTTGATGACTTGTCTTATTATATTTGGTTGGTTGTCAAATCAGACATACTTTAAAGAATTAAGTAATTCAGATGTTCGTTCTAAGTTGTATGAAGAACAATCTAATATCATAGAACAAGATATGGCTCCATTTGGATTTATTGATGATGGTATTAATACACCAGAATCTCAACCTTTTAAAGATGAATATGGAGAAGTATGGCATCCAGTTCATATAAGAAAAGGTGAAGATTTTCAATAAAACGTCAAAAATACGTCTTTTATAAATAGATGTACGAATGATAACTTTTGACTATGGGCGTATGAATAATACGAGTTTTGAATTATATATGTTAAAATTAGCTAATTAAATAAGGAGAAAAACCGAATGGCATTTCAAGTATCACCAGGTGTTCTCGTACAAGAAAAAGACTTAACAAGAATTATACCAGCAGTAGCAACTTCAACAGGCGCATTTGCAGGTGAATTTAGAAAAGGTCCTTTAGATGAAATCGTAACGATTTCTAGCGAACAAGAGTTAGTAGAAACTTTTGGCAAACCAGATTCTTTAAACTATGAAGATTGGTTCAGTGCTGCAAACTTTTTACAATACTCTAACGCATTAAGAGTTGTACGTGCCACACAAACTGGAACATCAAACGCATCTGTTTCCGGAGCAAATACGTTTGTATTAAAAAACGCGACAGATTATACTAACAACTTCTCTATTGGACAGGGTTCAGTGGGAGAGTGGGCTGCTAGAACAGCAGGAAAATGGGGTAACAATTTATCTGTTTCTATTTGTCCTTCTTCAACTGCATTTGAAAGTTCACCATCAGCAACATCAGGTGCTTTAGCAGTAGGAGACACAACAGTAAACGTATCATCAGGAACAAATTATAATGTTGGAGATATTATTCAATTCTCAACAACTGCAGCTGGTTCTGATTTTAATGACGGTTACTTATACAAAATAACACAAAAAGCAACAAACGCATTAACAATTGTTAGATATCCAACTTTATCAGGTGGAATTCAAAACGTAGTTGTTGATGGAGCTACAGTAAAAAGACGTTGGGCGTATTATGATCAAGTATCTAGTGCTCCAGGAACTTCTACTTACGCAAGTGCAGTAGGCGGTTCAGGCGATGAATTACATGTGGTGGTTGTTGACGCTACTGGCGGAATATCAGGTGTTGCAGGAACAGTATTAGAAACTTATTCTAAACTTTCTAAAGCATCGGACGCTAAATCTCCTCAAGGCGATTCAAACTATTATCCAAGTGTAATATTTTCAAGATCAAATTACATCTACTGGATGGATCATAATACTGGAGGAGTAAATTGGGGTAATACGGCAGCAAATACAACATTTACTTCTGTTACTACACCAATAACTACAACTTTATCAAATGGTTTAGATAGTACGACTAACAATACAGCACCTACAACTGCACAAAAGAAAACTGCTTACGAGAAGTTTTTAGATGCAGAAACGGTTGATGTTGGTCTTATTATTGCAGGACCTGCAGGTAATACAACAACTCACATTGATAATATTATTACAATTGCTGAAAATAGAAAAGATTGTGTTGCTTTCGTATCACCTAAAAATAGTGATGTTGTAAACGTTGCAAACTCAAATACTCAATTAAGTAATGTTCTAACTACATTTAGTTCAATTAGATCATCTTCTTATGTTGTATTTGATAGCGGTTACAAGTATCAGTATGATAGATATAATGACGTTTACAGATACGTTCCACTAAATGGAGATATCGCAGGATTAGCGGCTAGAACAGATTTAGTTGCTGACAGTTGGTATTCACCAGCTGGCTTTAATAGAGGTACTATTAGAGGTGCTGTTAAACTTGCATTTAATCCAAACAAAACACAAAGAGACGACCTATACAGAAATAGAGTTAACGCAGTAGTTACTTTTCCTGGACAAGGTACTGTTCTTTTTGGCGATAAAACTGGACTAAGTGCTCCATCTGCCTTTGATAGAATCAACGTTAGAAGATTGTTTATTGTTTTAGAAAAAGCAATCTCTACTGCTTCTAAATTCCAATTGTTTGAGTTTAATGACGAGTTTACTAGAGCAAACTTTAGAAATATCGTTGAACCATTCTTACGAGAGGTACAAGGTAGACGTGGTATCACAAACTTTAAAGTAGTGTGTGATGAAACAAATAATACAGGCGAGGTAATTGATAGAAATGAATTTGTAGCAGAAATATACATTAAACCTGCTAGAAGTATCAATTTTATTACTTTATCTTTTATAGCAACCCGAACTGGCGTTTCCTTCTCGGAAGTGGCTGGTGGTTAATTTAGAATAGGAGAATAAAACAATGGCTAACATTAATGACTTCAAAGCTAAACTATCGGGTGGCGGCGCTCGTGCTAACCAGTTTAAGGTAGTAATGCCTTTTCCAGGTTATGCTCAAGTTGGTGGAGAAATAGAAGATCTTGCTTTCTTATGTAGAGCAACAACTATACCTGCAATGACTTTAGGAGAGGTTGACGTTAAGTTTAGAGGTCGATCAATCAAAATCGCAGGAGATAGATCATTTGCGGATTGGACTGTTACAGTTTATAACGATTCAAACTTCAAATTGAGAAATGCTTTTGAAAGATGGCAAAATGGTATCAACAATATGACTGATAACGAAGGATTAACAAATCCTGCTGATTATCAAGTAGATTCGTTTGTAGATCATTTAGATCGTAACGGAAATACTATTAAATCATACACACTTAGAGGTCTTTTTCCAAAAGATATCGGTGCTATTGATTTATCATATGATGAACAAACAGCAATCGAACAGTTTGTTGTTACTTTTGCATACCAATACTTTGAAACAAATACAACTACATAGTAGTTAATAATAGAAAGAGCCGCCTAAAAGCGGCTCTTTTTAGACTTATAAATAATATTATGAAACAACAACATCACATAGTTCTTAAATATATGAGTGGTGGAAAAAGGATTTAATTATGGCCGATCTATTTGGATTTTCGATTACACGAAAGAAAAAAGAACAAGACCCAAAACAAAGTTTTAGTATACCTACTGCTGATGATGGTGCAACAACCGTTGCTGCTGTTGGTGGTGCATTTGGTCAATTCTTAGATTTAGAAGGTACTGCTAAGAACGAAGCCGATCTAGTAAGACGTTATAGAGAAATTTCATTACATCCAGAAACAGATTCAGCAATAGACGATATCGTTGGTGAGGCTATTGTAGTAAATGAAAGTAGAGATTCTGTTAATGTGTCTTTATTAAATTTAAAATTTGGACCAGAAATAAGAAGAAAAATAGAAGAAGAATTTAGAAACATATTGCTTTTGTTGGATTTTAATACAAAAGGCCATGACATCTTTAGAAGATGGTATGTAGATGGTCGTATGTATTATCAAAAAGTTATTGATAGAGAAAATCCTAGAAATGGTAT